TGGATTTATGATTGGCCAAGGATAAAGACCACCATTCCCAGCATTACTTCCGATACCATCGTAACCTATCTGCACCATGTTTGGCGTGGGCCATGAATCGGGTATTTCCACCGTCATCCTAAGGTCTACCAATCCAGTATTAACATCATATGAACTAGCGTCTGGCGTGGCAGTGTTGTTATCTCCGTAAGTAATTCCTAAATACCCAGCCATACCACCATCTATTAACCATGGGTTTTGAGGGAAACTACAAGTACCTATGCAACCAGAGGGTAACCCCGGAGTGTAGTTCATAGCACTTGGATCACCACAAGCATCAAGACAGCAATCAGGGATACCATCACCATCATTATCAGCACAACTTACACTTGCGTTGGCACTATAACCACAGTAGCTATTATCCATACAGCCTTCATAAGTACATGAACCATCGTCTACATGATCAGAAAAATCATTAGTCCACCATGTAGTTGGATCGCTAATATCGAATAGTAAACCAATCCAGTTCACTGCTGTGGGATCAGTACAAGTTAAGTACCCGAAGCACGATCCATCATCCACTATCGCATTAGCATCGTAATTAGCAAAACTAGGGGAAGTACAACCCGAAGTATAACCATGTGTCGTGGTTGTCGCCTGGTGAGTAGAGGGAACAATACTATTGTACGAGTTTGGTATTTGGGTTCCATTTGCATCAAACGGATCATCTTCATGTCTGTTCACGCAAGTCACTGACACGCGTAGCTTGTACTCAGTATTTGGTAGCGCTTCGTATAGACTGCTAATTTGATGAGGATATACTGTTATGTATGGATACTGAGAAACATCAACACCCGGAACAACAAGTGCCCCTGACATAGTATTGTGACCGATGCTAATACACCCTATGTCTCCAAAAAGATTAAAAGTATATGGGGGCGTTGAAGCGGCTACGCCCATACAGAGTTCTACTGCATAAATACCTGAATTAACAGGGTTCGATATGGTTGGAAAAGTATCTGACGCAAGAGGAGTTGCAGGCATTGTAAACGCGATAAACAAGTCTGTTACAGGATCGTTGGTTGTATCAGGCATAAAGTAAATTGTACTAGGATCTACTCCTTGACAATACTGACAGCCATTGTTGCAATCAGCATTCGGATCATAGTTAAATGCAGTGGGATCGTCGCAGAGCAAGCAGCTGGTGTATAAGCCAGGGGATTGCGTGGTGCTCCATACGCCGCTTATCGGGTTGATGTATATTTGATCGGTAGCTGTAGCATCATAGTTACATGCGATTGGATCTATACAACCAGCAACATCACAAGAACCATCATCAATAGTAGGACAAGCCGGTATAAAAGTTATATTCGGATGTCCATTTGCTGTTTGGTAAGCGTTTATATCTTCTAGATAATCCATGCTTGGACCCGGAAAAGGATAGGTGTTGTAAACGATTGACACAGGAAAGTCAACCTGAGTATCCCAACAAGACAAATTTTCGCCACTAGGGTTAGAACCAGATATACCATTAGCTTGAATCGAGCGCATAAAGTTTAATGCCAACGGATTGTTACAACCGTAGTAATCACAGCTACCATCGTCTGTGTTAGCAGCAGCATCAACGTTTACAAGGTTCGTGTTTAAACCACCATCATCAGTACAACCAAAAACAACTGGAATACATGAACCATCATCACATGTTGCACTAGAATTATAGTTAAACATAGCATCGTCTATACACCCAAACACACAGTATTCACAACTACCATCATCAATTGTTGCCGCAGGATTATAGTTCATTGCGCCTTGACCATTACCACTAAAACCTCCAGTGCCAAATCCAGAGCCATTTACAGTTGTAGAATCCATACATCCTTCGTAGGTACATGAGCCATCACTAATATTTGCAAAAGAAAAATAGTTAAGCGCGGTTGGATCTGTACAACCAGGAATACTAGCAGCACAAGAACCATCGTCGATGGTTGCTAATGGCGTTAATTCAGCTCCACCAGTGCCTAAAGTATTTCCTGCTCCAGCGTAATTAACTGCATCAGGGTTCAAACATCCCATTACACCAACGGTAGTTACATGGTTAACTAGAGATCCTAGTCCTTGGTGAGCAAAATTTTTCCCATCATAACTAGTGGATACCTTGTGTGTCGGCGTGGTACTAAGACTAATCGGCGTACCTTTTATATGGTTAAACCACTTTCCTTCTTTTTTAATAAACTCGTTTACCCTGCCTGTATCAAGATCTGTTTTTATATTTTCAACCCACCACCCAAAGTTTTCGCTTATATTGTAGTATTGTCCATCGGGACCAGCGGTACCGGTACCATCCACCTTGGCTTGATCACCCTCGTAATTTATGGCTGTAAACGATTTAACCACGCTAGTCATGTCATTTAAAATAACTTTTAGACTAGAGTTTCTATGCACTCCATAAAAACTATTTCTATCAACCGCCTCGCTGTGGTGCTTCCAAATTCTACCGTTGTTAAACGTGTAGTAATTGTTAGAGGAGCCAATACCATTCCAAGATACGAAAGACTTAAAGCTAACCCAACCTCTAACGTCCTCCCTAAAGGACACCGTTGTGTCGTGCGCACCTGCTGCTCTTACTAGTATTGCAAGTGGTACAGAATTAACAGCGTCAATTCCAGTTGAGTAACTAAACTCTTCAGCGCGTAGTGTAAGGTTGTATTCCTGCTCTCTAGGATCATAACTACCTATTATATTTTCAGCTAATTCTAAATTATCTCTAAACCAATCCCTCATGCCTGAGTCGGATATAGGTGTTACACCGTCCTTAGACAATCTCAACACAGATCCCCTGATTTTATCCGCAAAATAAACCCTATAATTAGATGAAGCAAATGATTCTGGGTCTTTACCTATACCGTAGTCACCTGCAAACGGAATTGTTTGGCCTAAAACGTTTGTGGTTGCTACTAAGTTTGGATTTCCATCAGCATTAAAAATAGCGTCTTTATTTGCTAGAATTTTTAATATCTTATCCTCGCATAACGCTACTAAATCACTATTTCTAGAATGTAGTTTTTGAATGCTACCGTAAATAGGGTTTATATCTTTTGTTATTTTTTCAGCCGCAATAAATTGGTTCAAATTATTAATACCTGACATAGAATTGTACAAGCCAGAGTATATTAAACCGTGTTTTCTATGTTCCTCTTTGTAATCTCCTTCTAATGTTGTTGAAGCAATAACCCCATTAGATATGAATGGTAGGTTGAAATTATCTCTAATTCTATTTGATTCTACGCCATTACCAAAAGAGTAACAATTATGCCAATCTAACCCATGTCTTGCGTTATATAAAAATGGCTGTATCTCAAAAGTTGAGCTAACTTCGTTTCCATTTGCATCTATTGATGTATCGTGTACGTCTTGTACGCGAACGTATATGGTTCCACCAGAAGGTTTTATAACCTTCAGTATACTTCCAAAAACAACTTCATTAGTAACAATACCATTTGCGTCAGTACAAATTCCATTTGCTGTGTCTGCACATATGCTTTCATTAAGGATTATTGAATTACCATAAGCAATAGGATAGTTAAGTATAGACAAGTCAGTCGTACCTCCGTTATCATTTTGAAATATAACTTTAGATCCTAACGCTAGCTCATTAGCTATAGTTTTAGAATTTAAGTAAAACGCGTTTTTAGCACTTGCTTCGTAGTATATGTTTAGTTGTGATTCATCATCCGCTTCTGTTTCAAATACAGCTGGATCATCTGGCATGCCTGTTTCAAACTCGTACGGTTCAATAAACTCTAAGATATGCCCACTTGCAATAAGATTATTTTCATTCTCCTGTAAGGAAGCACTATGGTCAAACTGCTCATTGTCGTCTACAGGGGCAGTAATTGTTCCAACAGGACTAACCCTAGCTATGGCTGAAAGAGCTGAGTATGGCGAGTAACCGTTAAACGATAGTTGACCAAATACGTAGTTTTGTGTTGATGTTGGGGTAACTGCTACGTCTAACTTTGTTATCGGCCACTTAGAGCCAGATAAATAAAGCCTGTACTTAGTAGTACCAGACACCAATTCTATCTTTCTTATAACAGGGCGATTAGTAAGGCCAGTAGCCCCATGCACATCAACCTGAGGCCAGTCTGTCCCGTTGTTATATGACTCTACAACCATGCCAACTTTTATTTTTCTCAGTTGACCGGTGGTGCTGTCAGTACCGTATAAAGTAGGAACGAATATAGCTAGAGAGCCAGTGGTTAAATTAGTTTTACCAACTATAGTATTCCCACCATTCGATTCTGCTGGGATACTTATGTGAACTCCTGCTGGGATAATTTGCGAGATTCCCTTATTAGAAGCTAATGAGTTTGCATTTGCTCCGAATCCTCCTGGGCTAAAGTTATTTGTAAAATTCATTGCAGGAGTAAACTCAACAGAGTATCTCTTACTGTAGTTGGACCTCCAAGAATACCAAGGATTACTAAACTTAGGCACACTCATGTCCCAGTAGTAGTCCTGTGCTAAATCAATCTGGCTTGTCATACCTCCATTATCCCAAGGCGAGGTGTGGTTCATTTGCTGTGTCATTTTAACCTCTTCGACAGTATATACAACTTGCTTAGGATCGCCTTCCCACCTAAACTGATACCCTGGATAAAGTTTACTTACAAAATCTGATTCTTCAATGTAGTTGTTTATACCGATTGCAAAGTGACCATCCTGGCCCGTTAAAGAGTAATCATCATCAGCAGTACTACCGGACGATACAAATTCCATTTTAGGCTCTATTGGGCCAAAGCTAATGTCAAATGTATCATAACTATTACTATACCCATTGCTACTGTAGAAAGCCTTACCCCCCGAGTTACCAGTGGCTGTGGAGTTAGCTTGTACTGGATCTGTAGCTGGTAGATCATTTGTAGGGAGCTTCTTTGAAGCTGGCATACTATCTATATACCACATGCCCTTAGGTTTTAAACTATCATCAGAAAGCGCATTTGAAAACCCGTCCAAACTATATTTAGAATCACCAGTATTTTGGGTTTTTTCAGCTTGCCAAGCGTTTGTTCCGTAGAAAGTTTCAAATCTTTTTACTTGTTGCTGCCAACCTTGAGTACCATAGTAAGTAAGAGCGTCCATAACAATAGGGCCATCAGCATCAAGGTTCATGTGGTGAAGTGGACCGTTCCAAGTGCCAAAACCACGATACAACAACCTAGAAGCTGTAACCCTATAATCCGATGTATCTGTAGCACTAACTTTAACGTTTTTATCAAAAACCGTGTCAGCAAATATTTTTACAAAAAACCTACCATCAAATTCAGGTTTGTTTTCTATGTCTGCCTTAAGTATATTACACGTTCCACCGGCTAAAATCTCGTCTGAACTTAATCCATCTGGATCATTTGTGATAAAATTTACATCTTCTCCAAATGGTTTGTCTACGGTAATATTAAACCAAACAGGCGTTACAACTCCGGTTGTTATGTCTGGCACACCATCATTTGATATTTCTATAATCTTATATCTTTTTGACGTGGTAGAACTACCTTTCACGGAAAACTCAACAAAAAGTTTTTCATTCATTATCTCGTCCATATCACCAGCGGCACTATTTTTAAATCTAGCCCAACTAACCTTAAATGTTGAGGCGGTTTGCCTTGGGCAGTTGACAAAGTTTGTATCAAACAAAAGATCACCACTACCATCATCGTTTTCTTTTGATGCTATTTTTACAGTGCTTGTTTTAATATAATCTGGTGCTTCATTTTCTATAGCTAAAACCTTATACCTAGCCTTATCAATTATTAAGTTATCAGAGTCTTGTCCTTTTTTAAGAATTAAAAATGTGTCTATATCTACTTTATTTCTATCTGAGGAGGCAAAAGATAACCAAACGTTACCATCAGAAGCGTCATAGTACCTGTCTAAAGCTAGATTGTAATACTCTCCAGCTGTTTCTTTAATGTAAAATTTGAAATACACCATATCGTTAGGTATTGTACCACCAGTAAGTGAAACTTCAAATTTATTTGGGGTTTGACTATACAGCTTGTCAATCTTAATAGTACCTGATTTATTTGTTAAGACTGGTGTTTCTCTACCATATTTATCGCTAAACACAACGCCTAGTTGGTATTCTCTCAGTGACTTTATAGATTTATTGCTTAAAATATCAGAATTGGTTAACGATGTAACAAACCTTGGGGAATACACGGTGTTAAGAAGATTTTGCGGTGAATTGGTGTCCCTAGCCTCTAAATTATAATTTTGAAGGTAGTTACCGTATATTATTCTACTCCCACTAACTTCTTGTGCAGCCGCTTTTCTTGGAACGTTATCCCACGGTCTTAATAACTGGTTGCTAGGCAGTAGTTTTTGCACAGCACTGTGTTCTAACGTGTATTGATTTGCTTTCCAATGGTTTGTTACTACACCATTCACTGTTATAGTGTCTTCGTCTTTTGAGCTTATGGTGTCTACTACATATATGTTTGGGCTGCTATCATCTTTGTATAAAATATCTACAAATTCAACATCCTTAGGCATGTTGCCTCCAACAAAGCCTGATAAAATTACGCTTTGAACAGTGTTCACCATAGCAGTGTTAAATCCTTTTTTCGGATGAAAACCGTAAGTACCAGGTAAGAACGCAACTTCAGACCAAGGAGCAAATGTAGAGTACTCGCCGTCTTGATATTTGTATCTAAAGGAGAATCTTGGAAACTTAAACTCAAACAACCTATCGCGATCGTCAAATAAATCTAACGCGTACTTTGTTATCCCCCCGTTATTTATATCCCCACCCACTGGCGTACCATTAACCTCAACAACTTTAAATTTAATACGAGAATTCTTGTATGGAAATTGATATTGAGGTGTCATAGTAAACGGAACCGTTGCACCGCTGTAGCAATCGGAGAGATGGCAAGATACATTCCAATCATCCCAAAGCACTACTTCACAGATCAATGTTGGTCGCCAACCCTCGGTCCCACTCATAGGTATTGGTGGTGCTGTTGCTGATAAATCTGTAAACGGCTCAAAGCCTATTAAATCTCCAGGCTGCCAAATCAATTGAAAATTAGAGTTACCGTCTATATCACTAGCTATACCCATGTAGAACTCATCGCCTGGACTGTAGCCTGAAAAATCATGCACAGCACTTTGTTGGTAGACATTAGTAAGGAAAGACGAACTAGTAGGAGGGGCCAAAGTACCGTCTGTTATGTTTATTATAGCGCTGTAGTCAAGGTCTTTGTCTCTCCCATTGCTTAATTCCATTGAAATAGCTTGGTTGGGGCTCTGCCTAAGCACTGTTACGTGCTCCTCCCTAGCTAATTCGTTGGAGTGGTCTTGGTAATCGTTTACGAGTTTTGTGTGTTTTTTGGCGTCTGCACTTGTACCGCTTTTACTTCTTGGTATGTTTATCTTTTTAGGCTCAGAATAATTATCCGTCCAAAACAACATGTCATCAACTATGTTTATGCCGGTTATAGCTCTATTGTGGTCGAAGTTTAAAACCCTGTCATCATCAGCGTAAAACAAAAGCATCTGCGGATCTGGTGGAGTTAAAAATGATCCGTTTGATGGCTGGGTAATTCCTCCTTCTAAAACAATAGTACCCGAAGTGTTACCCGTAGCACTACTCAATCCTCCAAAATCTATATAGAACTCTCCTGCTACAGGTGCAATAATAGGATTTAGACCAAACAACGAGGCGATTGTCATGGTAGTCACGCCAAGCGATCCAGTTTTAGTAGCTACATAACCACCAAGCGGAAACGCTGGGCAAGCGTTTATTAGGGTTACTTGCCCCCAATTTTGCGCATTAGCCATATCACCTACTTGACTCAAAGCCCAACTGTATTGAGAATTATCAAAAGAAATACTATAACCGTTATAGCCTAAACCACCTGGATCACCTGGATCAACCGTGAACATAACATCTTGAGTGTGAACAACCTCTATAATATTTACTGGATCAGACGCTATTATCTCGTTGAACCCACCAGTGTTTAATGATTTTTGCACTAATCTTACGTTCCAACCAGGTCTCACGGCTTTTACAATAGTTTCGTTTATGCCATTTAGCTGAATTGTACCGCCAGCAGCAGTGACTATATCTGTATCCTCACTTGTTACGGTTAAAAACGCATACATATCCACAAACACGGGTTCGCAACTAGTACCTTCTCTCCCAATTATCATGTCTTTATACGCGTGAGCTTTTTGGTTGCCGCTATTACTGTTTATGGACTCTAAGATTTCAAGGTATCTATCATCGCTAATAGATGATATCAATCCTCTAGCCACATCGTCATTAGTTATCCAGTTTGGCAAAGTCTCAGTTGCCTCTCCCATGTAATAGCCGGATACCAGCCAATAGAATGAATCGTTTTTCTCATCAGAAACAGATCCAACTACTCTAGCGTTGGTTGGGATGTCGTAGGTATTGTTACAGGATAACTCTTCGTTTCCTAATAGATTTTGAGCAGCGCCAACGTCGGACCCATCTGAAGTTGCGGAAACACTAATGTTCATGGCGTTTCTATACTCACCTTGAGGTACAAGCCTTTCGTCAGTATCCTTATTCATTCTACCACCGGTAAAGTTGTGCTTTATTTCTGGCATGTACTAGTGTTTTATTTGTTTTGATTTACCTCTTAAAATTTGAGTGAGCTCTTCTAACTTAAGATTTGATAGCCTTAACTTAGCAGTTCTTATAGCTGCGAACCTTTCTTTTTTAAATCTATTGACTTGGTACTCTGGAACATTGGCTTTTGACGACATTACAGCGTGTGCTATACACTTGTACATTGCTTCTTCAGCAAACTTGTGAACTTGCATTTCATCATCCGTACCTAGACTATCACTTATATAATCTAAGATCACAGTTTTTCCAGCTATATTAGAGCTAAAATGCATTTTTCCAGAATTACAATCCTCGTAAAAAGAACCATTAGCTTGAGCGTGTTGAGGGTCTAATCCAAACCTTGATCCATCCATCGGCCAATAAGTGTCGTCTTTGTAATCATCTTGATTTTCTGACGGTGTACCAGACTTGTAATTTGCCCAAGTATCAGTATCATTATTATCTGGAGAAATAAAAGTAACAATTCCACCTCCTGCATTCGCAACAAGCGCCTTAGAACTTATCGTCACATGGCCGCTAGAAACATGTGTTATAGTAGTATCTGGTGAAAAATCATGACTATTAACTAGCATGCCTACTTCTAAACCCTCCATCTCAGAAGCGGTACCTGTTATTGTTTTACTACCTGCCCCAAAGTGAACATAAGTTAAGTTTTCTACTGTAATATGTTTTTGTGGAGAAGATAAATTTGAAGGAAATACATTAGTAAAAGTTAAAGTTGCATCAGTTGCAGTGCCTACGTTATAGCTGGGAATATTATTAATAACCACTACTGGCAGCACGTCGCTTCCACTTCCATCTTGCATTAGTATAGTTGTTACACCACCAGTATTATCAACATCGGAAACTATAGTCCCATCTGGAATATATGGCCCACTAATAAACATATTAATTTTTATATTATCATATTGGGCACTTAAAGTTATACTGTTCGTAAGTTGAACTATGTCTCCAATAGCTTGAAGTTTAAATTCTCCATCAGAATTTTGAATTGGATTGCTAGATGGGTTTGAAGTTTTACTTGCGGGATATAACAAGTGTTTTATACCAGAAGAATCCACCCAACTAACTTTAGTGTAATTAACGTAATCTTGCGGAAGTGCCAATTGCAACGATGCTGGTACCACAAGCTCCTGTGCTTTGCAAGACTTTAGTGTATCAAATGATAACTCAGCTAAAGCTCTTTGAGCGTGAAAAGCCACGTCTATTCTTCTTGCTTTCGGTATTATTTTATCATCACCTACATAAACAACCATAAACTGCTCTATAATATCTCTTAAAGAAACAAATTGATAATTTCCAAAACTATTGCCCTCGTAGTACTCTTGCTGCGTTTGATTTAATAATCCCATTTATTTATTGTTTTTCTTGTTGAACTTGCACTGACTCTAAGCCTTGTGCTACCGCTGGTATGTCTTGTTTTTTCATGGCAACTCCCGCGAATTTTAATATTTTATAAACTAACTCGGTCTCGTCTGAAGAGTGTAGCTCAAAGTGTCGCGTTCTAATGGGATCAGAATTATATAATGCTTTCCCATTTAAAACAAGGTAACCCCATCTTGCCGTTGTAGGAGCTCTGTAGTAAGCAATATCTACTCGATGGCCCGTAGTAAAGTTTACAGCGGGTAAAATTGTTACTTCTTCTTCGTGCTTGTGGTAAATTGGTCGACTGATGTGTGGTCGTGTTAAAGGAGCAGAGTTAGCGTTTAAAAAGTCTGTGTGTGAAACTTTTTCTATCTCCGTAGTAAACAAGTTGTTTGCAGCGGCGTAAGCAATAGATGTGTCTGTAGCTACGTTCATAGTAAGCCTATCTATTCTATGTACGTTTGTTGGCAATGTAAAAACATTCAAGGTAGCCGCTATCGCATTTACTTGCATGTAAAATATACTTAGCTTGTCGTCTAGTATACTACCAATATCCGCATGTTGTGTCTCGTTGCCAGCGTCTCTTGCGCTTCCACTCAAGTCGTAGAAGTATTGCTCGTATATTTCTAGTTGAGCTTGATTGGCAAATAAGTTGAACTCTTGAGGCGTTAAATACCCTCTTTGCTCTTTATTAGCAAAAGCTAATACTTTTTGATATACCGTGTCTATATTTACCATTTCATTTTTTTATTTGTTATATGGAAACAATCTATTTAATGTATCTTTTCTTCCCCCGCAACCGCAGTCTTTTTTAATAACCTTACTTACAGTGTCTACAACTTTTTTTATACCAGTTACTTTGGTGATTTTCTCTATAGTATCACCTAATCCTTTTGATTTTTCTTTCATGTAATTAAATTTAGTAGTTTACGATCGCTCCGTAGAGCGACCGCATCTACAGTTAGATTAATTTAATCTTTTTTCAATATTTGAGTAAATCTCCATTCCTTCATCAGTTTTAAACCAAGCGGCTAAAGCTGAGTAAGGGTGTTCGTCAAACGGTACGTTCATTAGTTTTCTATCATTAGATGCCCACGTAAAAGTTCTGTTGTCGGATGATAATTTTAGAATACCCATTTCAGTCGCTTTAATACCAAAGTTTCTAAGTACAACGTTCTCATCATTCACTAGTTCTAAGAACAACTGAGGGTTTCTCTTGGCATATAATAGTAAATCTCTTTTAAGTTCCTTAGAACTCATTTCTGATACTTTAGATCCCATCTCAACCCGCATGACAGCCTCGGCTATATCTATATCTAAGTTTTGAGCCGCATTCAAAGCTTCAATCTCCATTTCTATCCAAGCAATTTCATTTATAGCGGTTTGCACTGGCTTTTCCTCGTAGAACATTTTATCTCTATCCGGGTGGTATAGTGAAAGTAGTTTTTGTAATATTGTTTTTTCTCTCTCAACAATTAGCATGCCGTTTCTAAAAATAACGTGCTCTAATCTTTGATCACCTTTCATTTCATCAACAAAAACTGTCTTTTGATTTTGACAGTACTTAAGCTCTCTTTCATAACCTTTTTCTTCATCAAACCAATGTATGTTTGCAGATTTGACAGATCTTGACAAAGGTCTTTTACTACCTCTTAGCCTGTATATTCTATCTTTAATTTCCCAACCATCTTCTAATGTTGGGTTGTTTTTTTCAACTCTTTTTGACTTTGGATTTTCCTTAGTCAATGTTTCTTTTGTTTTTTCATTTAGACCAAAAGCATCTTTGGCTTTGTCTATAATTGTTTTTTCTTCTTTTGCCATAATATAATATAATATAAATTAATAAAAATAAAAGAGTCGAGGCCGAAGCCCCGACTCTTTAATAAATAATGCTTATTTCATTAACATGAAATTGTTAGCACCTTGTGTAACTAAACATCTCTCAGATAAGTAGTGTATTTGCATTGCATCTAAAGCAGATGTAGTTGCGCCTACAGAACCAGTAACCCAAGTTTTTAACTTTCTGTCATCAGTTTGTGAAGCTCTGTAACGAACATGTAAGAAAGGTCTTTTAAGATTCTTTCCTAAAGCTTGATCATAAACAGTAGATACACCAGCTGGAACAATAACCCCTCTAATAGCTGCAGATCCTGCAACGCGGTTAACTTCACCTCTTGTAGCTTTGTCATTTAAGTATCTCATATCAGACTTGTAGAAATCATAAGAACCTCTTCTGAAACCAGAAAAACCTAAGTTTAATGCCATATCTTCAGAATTGTCAAATACTCCGTAAGAAGTACCTCCAGCTCCATAAGAATTCATAGAAGCTAACATGTCATCCATTGCCAACGAAGTAGCTCTGTTTACAAACATCATGTTTTCTTCAATAGCACCTTGCTTGTCAAACTCAGCTAAAATAGCGTCAAATTCAGCTAAATCAGTAGCGGCGTTAACACCAGTAATCCCAGAAGTAACATTACCTCTAGCCTCAATAGCAGCGAATAAACCTTCAGTACCAGCACCGTTTAAGCCAGCAACAGCAGCACCTCTAGTTTGGCCATCGTCACCAAAACCAATAGCAGAAGCTGCTACAGTTTTCTCAGCCTCTAACATTTGCATTTCTAAGTAATCAGTAAAACGAGCTCTAGTATCACCTTCAGCTTTTAAGTACCATAAGTAACCGTTTTGTCCTTCTTCACCAGAAACTTCAACCCAACCAATTTGAGAAGCATCAGATCCAGAGATCTCATAGTAATCTTTCATGATGATTGGTTTGTTGTTGTACTGCTTGAAAGTTGGCGTTAAAGCTGGTCTTTTACTAGAAGTAAATGTACCAGTCTCGTCAGAATAAGCCTGTCCTTTTCCATATTCAGAACCTATAACTAATAATACAGATCCACTAGCAGTTGTAGCGTGACCAGTTAAATCAGCTTTGTCATAAGGCTCAACTGTAATAACAGCAGAAGCTGGAACTTCAACAACTAAAGCTTTTGTAACGATACCAGCAGTTGCAATAAGTACAACATCATTAACTCTAACACCGTGAGATGCTGGGGTAAATCCATCACCCGCTATGTTACCGTCAATATCAGCAACAACAGTAAAAGTACCGTTAGTGTCACCTGCTACAGCTACTGTACCTGTATAAGATAAATGTAATCTAGACTGCTCAGACCAAATAACTTGATCAGCCGTCATAGACTCTTCAGCTCCTACTTGTGAAAGAAATCCTGAGATTGTTCTGTTTCCAAAAACCTCAGCTTCTTTTTCCATAAGATCTGGTAAATATTGTTGTGCCCAACCTTGAGTTGTGGTACTTGTAAAATCGATGTAGTTTGAAGATAGTGTTTGTTGCTGCGATGCAGCTACACTATTCAACGAACCACCGGGAGTAATTGCCATAATTTTGTTTTTTTAATTATTTTTTAAATTTATTGTTTTTAATTTTAAACTTAAAATCAGAAGATGTATCACCTAACACTTTAAACTTTGCACCACCTGTTTCAATTTTCCCATGAGCTTGCCTTGGGTTCATGTCTACATTCTTAGCTTTAGCAATACTATTTTTCATAGCATCCGCTTTGCCTTGGTCGTAAAAGTGTTTTGCAACAGCGTCCGCATTCATTGCTGTATATAGAGATCTATGATAACCCTTAGCGTCTGTTAAAGCAGAATTCTTATCCAAAAACTTTTTGGTGAAATTGCTTATGTCGCTCTGAGTGTTTTTAACCTCTTCAGCATTGTTTACATTAAACCTGTATTTCTTGTCACCGACGTTGTATTCAAAACCTTTGAATTTGTCGTTGAAAACATTATTTGTTTTCTGTGTAAAAATATCAGAGTTCGTTTTAACTGTTTTTTGAGTTACTTCTGACTCCTTGTTATATCTATCAAAGAAGTTAATAGCTTTCTGTTGCTCAGTTGTGAGTTTTGATCCGCCCTTAATTTCTTCATAGTATGTAGACTTTTGCCCGTCTAGGTGGCTTTTAGCGCTGGCAACTTGCTCTTTAAGCGCTAATTTTTTTCTTCGTATATCTCTATCGTCGTCTTCATCTTCGTCGTAAGAGAATTGATCTTCCATAAGGAAGTTAATTTCTTCTCTATCTAAATGAGGTTTTGTTTGTGCGTAAAACTCTCTTAGCAAGCTATTGTCATCTAATTTCGAGTAATCTTGATTAAGCTTAACGTAATCATTTAAATCTCCACCAGTCTCATCCATAAAGTCCATTAACTTTTGAATATTCTCTGGTAGAGGTTTTCCAGTAGCTTCGGCTTCCGCTATAGCTTCTTCAACCTGCTCTTCAACCTCTTCAACTTCTTCTTCAGTAATTTCTTCTAATACTGAAGCTTCTTGTGTTTGTGTTTCCGCGTGTACTTCTTCTTGTTCTTGTGGGGCGTCGGCATTTTCAGCGCTTGCAACCACTCCGCTGTCGTCAGCGTTATCTTCTTTAACTTCATCTTGTTTTGGTTGTGGTGGTTTACTTAAATCTACTTTTAAAACACTGTCGTCTCCAGCAGACTCAAATTTACTTTCATCAACTTTGATCACGTTTTCATTACCTGAGTCTTGTTGGTTTTGCTGCGTAATCTCTTCGACTACTTTTTCATTTTCTTCTTCCATAATATAATATAATATAAATTAATAAACTTACCTAGGGTCAAACACGCCTAAATCAAATCCGCCACCTAGTATATCATTACCTGATGACTCAAAGTTTTTAGGTGGTTTACCACTATTTCTTTGATCAATTAACTCGCTTTGTTGAGTTGCTTGAATTTTCGTTCTTTCGTCTTTACGATCTTCTTTTTCTTTTTCGCCTGTTTTCTTGCCATCTACTTCAACCCCTTTTAACTGCATATTCATTTGAAACTCCAATTGCATTAGCTCTTTTTTGTGTTGAACTTCTTGTGTCATTTTTTGAGACGCTAATTGAGCTTTCAATTGCTCTAACTCAGACTGACTAGCTGTTATAGCTTGGTTTTTTTGAATCTCAGCTTGAGACGCTGCTTGGGCGGCTTGTTGGTTTAGCTGTGACTGCTGTTCCATGTTTTTTTGTTGGTTCTGCTGGTCCTTATCTAGTTTCTTTTTCCTACGTATCTTTAGTAACTGATTTGCTAGCTTTACATTTTTAATCTCCCTAACATCAATAGCATCTGCAAGTTCAATTATTTGCTGTTGCAAAGCCATTTGTATGTTGTTTTCCAGCATAGCCTTTTCTTCTTCGTCTGGCATTAGATCTATAAATATACCAAAGTCATACAAGTGAAGTTCTTTTAATTCTTCTAAAACAGCACTATTATGAACACCAATAGCTTGTATAAAAGCATCTTTTGTTGGGGAGTATTCTATTATATCAGAAACCCTTAACGAAAGAGCCTCGCAGACTTCTGACGTTAAAAACAAACCAGACTGTAATATATGCCTTGTAGCGGTGTTAGAGTTTGCCGCTGCCATTTTTTGTATACCAACCAAAGCGTTTTTATCTGGAGTACTTCCGTCTCTAGCTTCGTTAAGACCAGTTACATCTCTGATCATTTGAAGATAGTAATTGTACGTGCCGATTAGCGCTTGCATTTTCTGACCACCACTTCCAGTGCTTATTTCTTGAATGGGTACCTTGCCAGGGTTTTGATCACCATCACTTGTAAATGACCTTCCAATAACGGACCCTGTTTGGAAGTACATATTTAGGGCTTCTTGTGGATTGTAGTTTGTTCCATTCCCTAAATCAACCTCAGCTAAACCGTCAGCATCTAAGTAAACGCCGTCTGGAACCAACCTAGACATTACTTGTTGTAATTTCAAGTGAGTCAACTGAATCATATCAGCAAAACCAGTTATTCTTTTTACCAATGAATCAATTTTTCCATCATACATTCTAGGCGCAACAATAGAGTAGTTCATTTTAACCTTAGTATAATCACTCTTAGGTCTCATCATGTTTTTGGCCATTTCCCACTTTAGTAACTTATCCGTACCAAGAATCATAGCGCCGTCATAAAGGCATTCTATAGACCTTAACATTCTGCCAAAACCACCTTCCATATCTTCTGGTGGATTAAACGAATCATCTTTAGGTATAATTTTATCAGCACCGGTAGCAGTTTCTTTAACCTTGTACACTTCGTTCATGTAGGTCTTGTAGTTAAAGTACAAAACCTGAATAGTATTACTGTCTTCCTTGTCGTGAGCGTACCTTGAATTATGGTTAGACCTGCTATTCGATTTGTTTTTCATTATGTCAGCTAAATCTTCTTCTAACAAATGAGGAAATTGCTTAGCTAACTCGTTTACTGGAATTGTTTTAACCTCACCAACGTAGTATATGTCATCAAAGTAAGGAGAGTCAGTGTATGAATAAACTAAGTTTGCTGGATCAACGTAATCAACTATTGCACCTTCAGAGGTGTTAAACGAAGTTTTTACAGCTCCAATACCTAAAACAGTAAGATCA